GGTTAGGGCGTGCGCCACCTCCCTTGAGTTTTGCTTTGAAGCTGTCTAGTCCTGCCATATGATTGGTGTCTTGTTAGTGGTGGTTGATTTATTTATTAGTGAGACGCCTTAGTTCTGTTCTCTTTCCAAGGGATAAATTGAAGATTTGATATGTTGCCGATCACGTCAGGAGAGATTCGTTGGAGGAATCCTTTCTTGATTGATGTTATATGATCTAGCTGATAGGCTCCGTCTGTTCCACAAATGCCTCTTGGTTTATCGAAATTCTCTAGAGACGATACGTTTTGCAAACGTGTTATTGATCGAACCTTACTTGAGTAGAGTTTTAGTTCTGTCCTATTAGGATTATGTTTTCCGTGGTTTTCACCTCGAACTTTAAAATTAGGTTTTCCTTTATGAGCTTTGCCATAAGTGTTACCTAATTTTAATGTGCCGATCTTCTTATATGAACACTGGGTACAGCAATCTGTATTGCGTGAAAATACCCTAGTGAATTCGGATTTACATTTATCACATATACATTTTACTTCAATTTTGCATCCTTTGGTTAGTTGGGAACTCTTAACAGCTATTACAGGGAAAAACTTTCTCTTAGGAGCGGGGTTTGGAAATTCATATCCCAAACCCCGCCAATATGAAGAGGTCTTGCCTATAACAGTGATGCTAATGGGCTCGTCTATAACCATTATGCGCCTACAATTTCTTTGAACTCAACGCCAGTTCGAGTAGCGATGAAGTTGAGCTTGATGTAGTTGATCGAGCGGGCTGGCTTGATGTAGATGTCGCCAACGAACTCGTTGCGGTCGATGACCTCAGGAGTGTTATTGGTTTCATCGCAAACAACGCGGTAGTCAAGAATGCCGCGGCGACCTTGAACATCGCGAAGGAATGGCTCAATCGTGTTCTTGAATGAAGCACGGGTGAACTCATCGTTCAGTTCAAACAACTGATATTTAGCAGCGCCTGAGATCGTGCGCTCAACAACGTTGAACAGACGACGAACATTGATGCGGTCGAACGCAGAAGGCTTGCTTAGAGCCGTTCTGTCGCCTAGCAACACGATGCCTTCTCCAGGAATTGCAACAATCGAGTTGATGCGCTTCTTGTAAAGGTCATCACGATCAGTTTGGCCTGGGTTGTAAGCGATCTTCGAGATGCCCTGAAGTTGTCCGCGATTGAAGCCACCTGGTGAGAACCAAGGATCAGCAACGAGGTCAGTGTTTGCACATAGACCTGCGACGTGACCGGCGAGTGGGATCCAGACATAAGTATCTGCATACTTGTTGTATGTGTAGCCAGGAGTTTCGTCGAACACAACGAATGACGTCGAGGAATATGCAGCTGAATCGAATTTTTCGATGACTGCATCCTTCTTAAGCACATTCGAGGTTAGGTTAGCGATTCCTACAGGTGCTGAGATCGTCGCGAGGATGTCGCGGCGAGTGTTTGCAATTCCGTAGACAGCAACGTCAACGATTTCTTGCGATACATCGAACATCTCGGCCCAGAGGAAGTTGATGTCAACCAAATCCTTGTCCGCGAATAGTTCAAGCGCTGTAACAACGTTTCCTGGGGCGGCAGTTGCATCAGTACCATTGACGAGTGCAAGTGTTGTGATCAACGTGTTATCGTTGTAACTCACGATGTCGCCTCCGACGAATGGAATGATTGATAGAACGACCTGGTTGGTCGCGGTGTAAGGAAGCACGGCTTCAATGTTGAACTTCATCGAAGCAATTGGAGTTACTGAGGTTACAGCAACGCCGTCTACTTCGAACGTGAGGTCCATCAGATTAGCATCATTCAATAGAGCGGACTCATAAACGATTTCTTCAATGATGTCAGCCAACGTTACATTAGTAACATTCGTTGTGACCGGTCCAACAACAGCTTGGCTTGCACCAATCGTTACGTCATAAGTAACATATCCTGTCGCTGCATCAAGTACATCAACAGTCACGTCAACGTAATCAGTTGAAAGAGCGTCAACCCCGCCTTTTAGTGTAGGACCTGATACACTCATTGTGCCAGCATTCAAACCAAGCGAAAGCGTGGTCGCATTTGCGGCCGCTCCAGGCGTGTCTGACACGATGTTGATGAGGCTGCCAACAACAGTCGTATCAAGACCGGAGATAGCGCTGATCAATGCAGATAGGTCGGAGATCGTGATGAACTGTGTTAGGGCATCAGTGATTGTCGCGACCTTCGTGAATTCATCGCCGTCGATGTCAACTGTGTCGCCGTTGATAGGAATGCCGAAGTTGACGAATCCGTGTGCAGCCTTTGCAGGAACAGCAGAATCATCGACCAAACGAATGTTGATCTTTGCGTTGTTTCCGATTGCACCGTCATAACCTGACTTAACAACGACAGTCTTTGCTGTGTTTGTAGTAGTGGTTACTGATGCGCCGCCCGAGTAAGTAACGGTCGTTTCAGTTGAGAGCAGGAACGGAAGGTCAAGAACAGATTCATTTGAAACTGCGCCACCCGCAACATCGAAGACAGACTCTACCGTGATTGGTTGGTCAGCATCAGCAAACGTGTTTGTCAACGTGTTTACGTAGATGTAAGACGACGTGTTATTGATGACGTCCTTGTAGTAAATCGAAGCGCCGTCTTCAGTCTTTGCATTAGAACCAAGGGAAAGACCTTCGTATTTTTCGAGGACAGTTCCTTTCGTTCCAGAGATAAGACCTAGAGTGTCGATAACGACAAGGTGAATTTCATCGTTGGTTCGTTCCGATTCAAGTAGTTCTGCCATGACTGCCTCAGCCGTCAATGAACGATTAGGTGCTGAATCGAATAGGCCTTTGTAAGCCCAGTCATCGTATGAAGCATCAGCAACGCCTGAAACGTGAGCGTACTCAACGGTAATGCTGTTGCCAATTGCTCCAGGATAACGAGCGGAGAAGATGAAATTAAGAGCTCCGATCGTGTCGAAGTGATCTTTATTCTTGATGAGGATTGGGTTAGAGTCAGCCGCATTAAAAGCCGACGCAGAAATTGCGCGGGACACTCTAAGCGTGTTGCTGTACTTTAGAAAGCTTGCTGCTGTTAGGAATGAACGAGTGTTGACTCCGTTTGAAGGAGAGCCGAAGTACTGCGCCAATTCTTTTTCAGAACCAACGGTGACAATTTCACCAGCAGGTCCCCAGTTAAGGTGTCCAGCGTAAGCACCGATCGATGTCGATGTAGCTGGCACCACGTTAGTTTGGTCGAGTTCGTTAATGTCGAGTCCAGGTGAGACTAAGAATGCCATATGTGTTTCTTTCAGTGTAGGTGTAATGCGGAGACATAATAAGAAGAATTCAATCTAATCCTTATTTATATTTTGGGCATCTCAAAGGCCCCATTCCTTCTGAGCTGCAATCAATGCCGCATATGCAGCCATACTTGTGTCTTGTTCGGTCGTGTCTGGCATAATACCGAACGGAACAACGTCATCCTCCATCTCCTTGATCCGATCCGAATAAAGCAAATCTTTGAGGTTCACAGACGATGAATCCTTGAATAGGTCGGTTGACACGAACCAAGAGAACAACACGATGTTCATTACAAGGTCATCATTCGTATTTCCTGCAGCCGCATATGAACCTGATGAGGTGGCCTCGAATGAACTCAATTCTGCGATTGAGTTCGCGTCGCTGATCGAGAGCTTACCGGACTCGATCAAGTCCTTTGCGTTTGAACACCCGATTCGTTTGACACGCTTTGTCATGGTAACACCGATACCCATTGACTTCACGGATGACTCGACGAACGTATTTTCGTACTCATACTCGTGATAGACAGTGTTGCATACGACGTGACCAGCATCATTATTTTCAATGATGACAAGCGCGTCCGCATAAAGCTTAGCACAACGGACAATGATGTCCGGGAATAGCAGCGGCGATATGTTATTATTTCGGTAGACCGCTACCTGCTCAAATGGCATAACGCTAGTGTCGAAGATAGTGAACGTCGAATAGTCCTGCCCACGTCCCTTCGAGACGTCGACTGTCATCACGTATGAATGCCCTTCAACGGGAACCTTGTAATACCTAACATCATTCCTTAACTCGAACGGATCAATTGCTTTTAGGGCAAGGAGGACCGCCGAACTAATCAGCGTATCGGATGAGCCAATGAAGTTGACATCAAATTCTTGACTGAATTGAAGCTCGGACGTGTTCGCGATCGTCAACGCCTTCCATGCCTCGTCACGACCCGGAACGTCCGACCATTTGATCGTGAACGGTTTGAAACCGTCGGCTGTTGGTTGTGTTACCGCCTTCTCCCAAAGCTTGTAGAACATATTGCCGATTCCGTTAGGAGTCGATGTGATGATTACCTTCGAGTCTTCACCTGACGTGATAACCGGGTAGGTTGATGTATAGAATGTTGCCGCATCGTTGACGAACGCGAACTCGTCAAGGAAAATGACGTTCATCGAAAGACCACGAATCGAACTTGAACTCGTCGCGGCCGCAATGATCTTCGAGTTATTCGAGAAGTGAATCGAGCCTTTGTTGAGTTGCTTACAACCAGGCTGGAGGAAGAACGGAATGTTCTCAAGCATCAACGTCAAACGCGAAAGCATTTCGCGCGCAGTGGCTCCTTTGTTTGCAAGGATGCCGACCATCTTCTCCGCGTGGAAAAGGACATACCAAAGAAGCCATGCAACTGAAGTTACCGACTTGCCTGATTGCCGACACGCAAGAACGATGCTGAATCGGTTGTCCGAGAAGTGTTTGACCATCTTCTTCTGATAACCATACAGCTTGAAATCGACAAGCCCTTTATTAAGGTTGATGACCTTGACATATTTCTCGATGAAGTACTCAGGATCCTCAGAACACTTGATGTATTCCTCAAGCTCGGTATCGGTGTACTGCTGCTCAACACCATCCCTCTTCACATACGGGTTGCCGTTATAGCCGTGCTCAGGATTGTTCATTTTGTTAGCTCGATCCAGGTTGGGTATTGTTCGCTTTTGAGGCGGGTCCTCACGTGATAGCGGCTAATCGAAAACGCCTTACATACTTCGCCAATACCAACATAAACTTTATCGTCAACACTAATTCGCTTGCATATCCATGGTTTTGGGATTCCAGTTGTTGCTGCACTAACTGATGCTGAACGTCGGGCTCTTACCTCAGGAGAATCTTTCATGCCTCGTCTGGCCTCAGCACCTAGCTTAGCAGCCATTAACACTTTTTGTTTGTCTCTCCTAGGAGTTCTAATTCCAGGTTTGCCTTTGAAGTTTTTAACACCAGCACCTCCCTGAATTTTATTCAAGCAAAATGGATCCGCTAAATACCTATCGCCGACCAAAGTCTTTTCATGAGCAAATGCAGCGTCACTGGATTCATGTAAAGCTACCATTTCAAATGAGTGTCTTGCATTTTGTTTGATGAGGTTTGCTACATCGACGCCAGACCCTTTATAGCGATCATTTAACCGCTTTGTTGAATGCTTGCCAAAATAATAAAACCCAGTATCCGGAAAGGTGATCTTATATGTAATGTGAAAATACTGAGCGATCATGCAAATCTATTTATGCCTTTCTAAAGCATGCCCACCCGAAGGTGTTCACGGCCTGATAAACGATATCACGCCGGTACCAAGGTACGCCTATGTTAAACATTGCTTCCTTGAAGATTAGGTCAGCCTCTTTACGATTATAGAGAGGACATTCCTTGTTGTAAAGATAGTCGTGAATGACAGCGGCGGCAAAGTAATCGCCGAACGGAGCAAGGATTGACCAAAACACCTTTGGAATGCTTGCTCCATCAGTGATGAAACCTTCAGGCACAATAATAGTTCCCTTCGATGAGACGTAACTAAATGGCTTTTCTAGTCTGAAGCACCGAGATGAACCACGCATGCCTGCGTCTTCAAAACATAGCTTGTCTGGAAAATAGTCATTCATCATACTTCTTCTCCCCATGTTAGAACTAGATCGCCCACACCGTTAGAAAGCGTGCATGTGACGACAAGATAATCGCCGCGAACCAATGTTACTTCGCAACCAGGCTTTCCAATATCAACTGTCTTAGAAACGTTTGCTTCAACAAACACGGTGTCGAGGTATTCCATTGACGCAACGGTTGCTGCAGTTGCACGAGTTGTGCCAGCTGTCATCGTAGGCGAGTCAGTTTGAACGAATGAGCCATTGCCTAGAGCAACAAGAACCTCACCTGTGATAAGGCCTGGATTGCGTGCGCGGAATAAGCGGTATGTTGCTTTCTTAGTGTTATTCACGGAAAGCTCTAGGAGAGTAATAGACCGAGTGTTAGTGACGCCGTTAATCAAGAGCGGGTTGTGAATAACAAGTGTAGGAACATTCGTGCCGTTAAGTGTTACCGCGTCCGCAGCAGCTGATCCATACTGATGCGTGTCATCAAGACCATTCTCCGACGTGATATCACAGCAGCCGATGTTCATCGTAACATCCTGTGTTGTTCGAGTTGCTTTGAACGAAACAGGAAGCGCAGGATTTTCCATCGAGAGCGCGGTAAGAGTACCGAGAGATGAAATCGTATGAACGAGCTTCAGGTTAATGAAGAACTTGTAGTTACCAACGCCTCTCCATTGATATTGGATGTCATAGACGTTGCCTTTCTCGACGTCGAAGCCAGGAATAGATGAAGTGTCAACTTCAGCCTCGTAGTTTTGTGCGCCGCCCGACTTGCGAACCGCGTATAGTTTACCATCATTCTTAAGACGGAAGAACACGCCGTTCTCCGTTGTTTGAAGTCCCCACTCGCGAACACCGTTAGCTGTTTTAGTTGGGCACCACACAGCAGTCGAGAACAAATGTCCTCTGTTAGGCTGATATCTAGGAGATAGCCGTGACTCAAGAATCAATGCTGACTTCGTCGAGGTTGCATTCAGTTGTGCCGCCCCTAGATTAGAAATAATGTTAGTCGATGTATAGACTTGAACACCGTTCTCATACATGAACCAACTCTTAGCGGGAATATCATATGTCCACATTCCGTGGAATAGAGATTGAGGCAATGAAATCTTTTGAATGCCCCATGCATCGAGCGTGATGTCGCCCTCACCCATAACAGAATCGGTTAGTATTGGTGCTGCACGAAGCTGAGCATCAGTCAAGCCGTTCGAAGTAGCGACCGTGCCTGAGATAGGAACTGCGGATGCTCTTAATTGTGTGTCGGTTAATGGGCCAGAAACAGGAACCGGCGTAGTACGAAGTTCGACGTTAGTAAGGCCACCTGAGACAGGAACTGCTGACGCACGAAGTTGAGCATTTGTTAGGCCACCTGTGGTGACATCAATCGGAGTAGCTCTAAGCTCGGCATCTGTTAGACCGCCTGTTGAAACTGTGCCGGAGACAGGAACTGGAGTTGCACGAAGTTGTGTGTCAGTAAGGCCTCCTGTAGAGACAGGAACTGGAGTTGCACGAAGTTGGGTATCAGTAAGACCTCCAGTAATGACAGTGCCAGAGACAGGAAGCGGAGTAGCGCGTAGTTGCGTATTGGTTAGACCGCCTGTAGTAACATCAATTGGAGTTGCGCGAAGCTGAGTATCAGTAAGACCGCCGGTAGTAACATCAATTGGAGTCGCGCGAAGTTGAGTATCAGTGAGTGCTCCTGTGATAGGAAGAGGCGTCAAACGAAGTTGAGTATCAGTGAGTCCGCCAGTTGAAACTGTACCCGAGATAGGAACCGGAGTAGCTCTAAGCTCGGCATCTGTTAGACCGCCTGTTGAAACCGTTCCTGAGACAGGAAGAGGTGTCAAACGCAACTCTGTGTCAGTCAGCGGTCCTGAGACAGGAACCGGAGTTGCTCTAAGTTCGGTGTCTGTTAGGCCGCCAGTATCAACAGTTCCAGTGACGAAGTGGTGAGGCGTATGGACACCAAAGGCTTCAGTCGAACGGAATGTTTGCGGTTGTGATTCGCCGTCAACAATTTTGAAGTTATCGCTCATAAGAGGGGTATGTAATTTGAATTGATAGGAACATTCATAACGAAGGCACGGTCTGGATCAGGCGGCGGAACAACAATGTCATCGTCTGTATCTGAGAATGGGTAGGTACGATCAACGAACACATCCTTGATTATAGGAGGCAGCGTGTTTCGTATTGTCGCGTCTGCTGGCATTAGCGTGGTAGCAAGTCAATAACAGAAACTAACACAGCAGTATTCGCAGTGCATCCAGAGATAGATATGCCAACCTTGCCAGATGCTGGAATGCTGGAGATCCATCTTCCAACTGCGGTCTTTGGACGTGTAAGCCCATCATCGCCAACGTCTAAGATGAAAGTCGCGAGGTCTCTAGCCAGATACCCAGGAACAACAGTTGCGCCGTCGAGAACACCTGCGATCTCAATAGAAACCGGCCGGCCGGGATGACGAGCTTTTACGATGATGTATTCGCCGTCGGTCGTGACAGTATTGTTAGTAGGTAGTTCGAACATGTTAGTTAATGACTAGGAAGTTGACTTTGCATTCTCCGCCGCCAGGTCCATTTGAATCCATGTAGATAACAAATTGACCTTGTGCCGCAACAACACCACCTAGACGAGCGGTATTATCATTGGTAGCTTTAGAGATAAAGATGAGCGAATTCGGAGTTACTTTATTATTCACAACCGTCAATGATGTAGCCGTGGCCGCGAAATTAACAGATCCTAAATTTGTGTTTATAGTTCGGTTTCCAGTCGTGCCTGAGGGAGTGATTGTTTTTGCAAGCGTGATGTCACCAGTCGCGCCTAGTTCAACGAAGTTTGCACCGCCTGTCACCGACCGAACAACGGCGGTGCTTGGTGTCGCAAGATGAGTTCCATCTAGAATTCCTGCACTCGGAAGGCTGTATGTCTCGGGATGAACGTATAACTTCCCACGAGACGGATGCGAGAAAGCAACTATGCCAACTCGAATGATTGCGTTTGGCGCAACAGGATACGTTGACGTAAGTGTACCAGGAACAGTGCTTGAAAGATATAGCGGAGTTCCATCAGGATAGATCGCAAGATTCAAACCATTGACAATACCGCCTGTGGTAACATATCCGAACTGGCCTATTGGGATTGTGTGTGTTATTACTCCTAACACACGTGCTGTTGTAATAGCATCGGCGAGCGCTAATTGCACCGTTGGATGCTCTTCATTTGCACCGGAAATGAAAACAACTTGGCCATCTGTTAATGGCGCGGCGGTCATATTCTTTACTCGAACCCAGACCTCGCGCCCGATGTTCATCGTAACAGCTGCCTCGTCGTTGTAATACGCAAGCGACTTATCAACTGTATCATAGAATACTCGTCCCTCTGAGTGAGCAGGCTTGCCATCAAGATTGTAGTCAAGATGATGCAGAGATGCATTATCCATGGCCTGCGTGCCTGTCAACGTATTGCCGCCTTCAAGATTTGCCTTTCCTGCAAACAAAGCGTTGGTGTCGATGATATCTTGGTCGTGACCATCGACTCGGCTGTCGAGTGTTGAGATATCAGAATCATGTCCGTCAATGCGGCCATCGAGTGTTGTTATAGCGGAGTCGTTTCCATCAATGCGACCATCAAGTGTTGTTACATCGCCTGCAACAGCAGAGATAAGAGGCGGTATCGCGTCTATGTTATCTTGCAACGTATCGAGTGTGTCCTGAAGGCCTGACGTCTTTGCGATCGTAAGAGTACCATCCGACATCGCAACGCCGATAGCGTCAGGCGTTGTATAACCCTTTTGCGCGCCCGCTGCCTCAGTAGGTATCTTACTGATGTTGTCAATTGTGATTTGTGTGTCGGTGAATTTCATATTACCATTCTAAGAGAGTGTCATCAGAGAACTGTATCGTGACTTCATCTGAAAACAAGATTGCTTCTAATAGATTACTAGTTGCTGCTGACCCCTCTGATCCGAAGATAGTCTTGCTCAAAAACCGTTGTGTAAGTACACTTAAGACGGCCTCATCAACGGTATCTTTTACAGTTGGAATCATTAACGTGGAAGGAGATCAACTATCTTGACTAGAATTGCTGTTGTGCCAGTTGCATTGGTTACGCGGATAGCAGGCTTTCCAGATGATGGTCGAACCGACACCCATCTACCCGCTTCGGTCTTTGGACGAGCAATCCCGTCATCACCTACATCAATGATGAACACCGGGACTTCATCCGATGAAGTGAAACCAATTGTTACTGTCGCACCGCCGAATACACCCGTGACTTCAACTGATATTGGACGACCTGGGTGCCACCCTTTAGCAGGAAAGTAATCTCCATCAGTTGTGATGATGTTGTTGGTTGGGATTGGTGTCATCTTGCTAGTATTTATATGTTAGGCCTCAACCGTAATTTGAGAAGCTGTTCGTTTCGTCAGAAACTTTTGAAGATCGGACGTCGTTCCTGTGAAGATGACGTTGTTTGTCGTTGACGGGCCTGCTGTCACGATAGCTGTTCCTTTTTTGCTTGTAGGATCGGCGTGCACCTTCTTACGATCTTTCTGAATCGTCGAGATTTGGTTGTTCACATCCGCCGCGGTCTTAATGAGGTTAGCCAATACCTCGAATGCGCGAGGGTGTTCTGAATCAGTCGCCAAATTCAACATGATCGCGATTGCTTCGTCTGATGTTTCGGCGAGCTTCTTTACTCGTTCGCGCGTGAATGCATAGTCTTCCTCGGCATCCTTTGCGAGCTGTTCCTCAGTAGGCTTGAACGATTGCACGACGACAGGCTTAGTCTCAATGAGTTCAGCGGGCGTGTTTTTCGAGAGAGCGGATAGGATGCTCTCCTTTGTCTTTGGTGTCGTGCTCATTAGAATCCGTATGTTGTTACGACCGTGTAGTTTTCAGGCGTGTCATTCTCAGGATCACCAAGCGCAACATTGACATACTCGTCGCGCGTTGTATCAGGATCACATGCATCACCTGTTGTTAGGTTCACGGTGATGTCCTTGATGATCTTCTCTTTGTTCGTGATAGGACCTACGAACTTGATCTTGATCGAGAAGTCGAGTGTGTAAATGATTGAGCGACGGCCCGACTCGAAATCGCCTTCATAGTCGTCTTGAAGCGTAACACCGTTGAGGATGAAGGGGACATCAGTCTTTGTGTCAGGACCTTCCATGCCTTTCACGGCAAGCGTGTAAGCAGGATCAAACGACGGTAGAATCTGTTCAAGGATCTGTAAGCCCGAGTCTTGGTTATCCGCAAGGATCGAAAGCTGCATACCCAGGATGTAAGGAACTGATTGACGCACAACAGTTTTCGATCCGTTGTCGTCAGGGATCGTGAACGTTCTCTTGTTGTTTCGATTCAGGACAGCGGCTGGATCAAATGATATTGACGTGATCTCGAACGACATACGAGGAAGCCGGATTGCGACGTCGGCGTGCTGGCTGTTATCCGCATCTCGAATACGAACGAGGAATCGTTCACGAGGCCCATATGAAAGAGGCACGCGAATAACATTGGACAACTTGCCTGAAATCAACTTGCCCGTGTAGATGTTATTGAAGATGGATCCGAAGACGGCCACGGTCTTGCGGACAGTTGCATTATAGAAGTATAGGTCGTCTAGCATTACTTACGGAAGTTTGATTTCACCGAAAGGATTTTTCTCGGAGAAGTCGATGAATGAATTGCCTTCGGCTTCGAACGAAGAGTTCTGCGCATTGTCATCATTAGCGAATGTTACGTTATCGCCCGCAGTCTCGATGTCAAAGATTTGTGTTATTGTTGCCTCAAGTCCTGAGATGATATTCGTCAGAACTGTGTCAGGCACTAGCGGCGCGAACAAGCCGTTATCATAGGTGATTGGGCCGAGGAACACGGTGTCGCTTACATCGTCTGTTTCATGAACGTCAAGGATTTCGGTAGAGCCTGTCGTGTCGTCAGGCATCAACATCGTTACCTTGTCGCCAATCTGTAGACGATCAGTGTCAGTAATAGCGTACTCTAGAAGAACTGAGAAGCCCTGTGACGAGTAGCTTTGAATCGCATCAATCTCTTCCACGCCTGTGTCAATCGAGTTGTTAGGATATTCGTAAAGTTCAATAATGAGCTTATACACGGGGAGACCACCTAACTGGAAGAATGGCTTCTTATCTTCGACGAACTTGATCTCGAACAACCCTTTCGTTAATGGAACATAGATCAGGTCACCTTCAGCAGGACGTGCCTGATCTTTAGGATAACCAAAGCGGCCTACTAATTGATTCCAGCGGCGTACTGAACAAGCTAGCGTCAGCTGATCGCGAATTTCTAGACCGAACTTAGTGATAAGCTTGCCATCACCTTCGAAGCCATCAACCGATTCAACATACATCTCGATCATGTATGCATCAGGAAAGTTCGAGAGCGTGTCTTCGTTTAGGATTCGGTCAAGCTTGATGATCTTACGAGGAATGTAAAACATGTCATGCCCATAGACTTGAATTGATTCTATGATCAAGTCTTCGAGTAGGTCCTTCTCGGATTTAGTTCCGTGAGATATGTATCTATTACGAGGCATCTTGTTCTTTCACTATTCGAAGAATTGCGTTCACACATTCATAACAGGAGTTTGGACAGTCGGGCGAACATACCATTCTAAAATCACAGCCTTGGTTGATGTTATCAATGAACTCGTTCGTAAATTTATTCACGTCGTCCTGATTCGTTATGCCGTTAAGACGTTCTGAACAGACGTCGATTGATACACGCCCATCCTTAACGTCTATGATAAGTGGTATTTCCGTGTTCATATGTTAACCAACGAAAAAGTCAGGCGGGAACGAGTACTTCGAATCGAACTCTTCTTCAATCTTTTGAATCTCGGTATTTGCATCTTCGAAAAGAGCGCGGCCGTTGATTGTGACACCACTTGGGAGTTGCATACCTTCAAATTTGATTAAGTTCGCGCCCCACTGCCGCTTAAGTAAAGCAGTTGCATACTTCTTAAGCATCATGTCGTTATACACGTCTGGGTATGCGTCAGGATCAAGAATTTGATAGCCTTCAAGAATAACATATTGGCCTTCCGTGAGGCCAGCCTCCAACCAATTGATTTCGATTGAGAGGCGGTTCATATGACGTGTGAATGTCACTTGTTGTGACAACCCATTGATCGTCATGTCAATCAACGACATGTACTGCTTCGTCATTTCATAGTCAAGTATTCCGCCTGAGCGATGCAACGAATAAAGGTCATTCATATGCATCTGATACTTAACCGAGAACATATCGGATCCTGATGAATCCGCGGTCACGATAGGAAACACTCTAAATACTGAGATCAAAGCCTCAGGCAGAACAATGTAGTTATTCGCGACATCAATAGCAGTTAACTGATGCTTCACAAATACACGTTTGACTGCGTCTGAGTGATATTCTTGGTAGTACTGAATAGCCTCATCGATGCGATCCTCGATTTGATCGTCGTCGATGTTAACTTCAACTACAGGTTCTCCGAGATTACGAAGACAGTATTGAATGAGCGATGCTCGTGTAGTAGGTTTACTCATTGATACTATTTATTAGTGCAGATTTGTATTTTTGGCCCTTAACATACGGATACGCTATTTTGCCTATGACTTTAAAAGTGGCGCCGCCATCAATAGACATAGACACATGGATGTATTTCTTGATGTCAGGATAAGCTGGATCTATTTCAGATACGATGTTGGTTTTATATCTTTGTCCCTTGACCAAAGGATAAGGAACCTTGCCGATAGACGTGAAGCTCGCGCTCGGCACCGACATTAGTATATCAATGAATCTGGCCGGGCTTTCGACTGCAAGAGGCATTGGAGCAGATGGAAAATTCTTGATTACGACGTTTGCTACGAGCTCGTCAGATGGTTCAGATATCAATCCGTCTGTGTTAACTGCGACAAGCGACAAATATGTTTTCTTAGTATCCATATTGACGAATTCGTATCGCAATTTTCCAACGACGTCGATATGCTTCGTGTAGTTACCAGAAGAGAATCCGTATGAAATAACATATTTTGCAATGTTAGGTTCGGGATTAGCATCCCATTTAATCGCGAAGTTTGGAGCTACGTTTAGAGTAGTATCTATAGGTGGAGCAATAGGAGTTACTCCGAGGTCTATAACATATTCGTGCGGCAGCGGAGCTGGAATTTTCCAATCTGTTATCCAAAACGTATTTGGATTTCCATCTATTGCGAACAAAGGTCCGCCGAACGGAGATCCAACTGCTGGAGTAGAAGAATCAGCCGATACTTTCCAATCTTTACGATCTAAGTTATTGCCATTTTTGTCTATGACATTTATTTCAGAAATGTTGGTGTTATTGCTCCCATTTCCTTCAGTTAATACTTTCAATTTAACAAAATTAGAATTGATTGTGGGAAAATTTATTTTCTTCAGTGTTTTATCATTAGACATTACACCGGACGCGACGGCCGCACCCCAATTTTTGCCGTCCATGCTGGAATACAATTCGTATTTTGCTATGTTCCCATCTAAAACGTTATCTTGTCGTGGCAACACAGAGAATCCGCTGATGCTAGTGTCGGCGAATAGATTCAGTGCTAAAAGCAAATATAGTAGTGCAGTTTTCATAATTATAGATTGGTTAATGATTGGAGTCTTGGTCCTGATAAACGTTTCTTGTAGTAGCGGATGCGGGAAATATGCCCGGTCGGCCAGCCGGCGTCGGCGTTTGCTGGGTCCGCAAGTAGAAATTGTGTAGGGGTAATTGGTGTAGGCGTGGCGCTTGTTGCATGTGCGCCGCCATTGAACGAACGAGTCGCAGTAGTTCCGCTCATCGATATTGCTACTTTAAACGGATCATTGCCTGGCCAGCCTAAGTTCACTGACGTTGAATGCTGAATCATTGGGGCTGCAGTTTGCTTGAATATCACCCAGTGTCCAGTATACGATGCGCCGTTCGCAAACCCAACGATTGACCTATTGCCGAACGCGCCCGCTGGGACTAACAAGTCACCCTCCCAGGTCAATGTTCCAGCGGCCGGGTTGTATAGTTTGTCGAAGGCGAACGCCGCCGCTGTGGTCGCGGTTTGCACGTAGGTCGGAGCAGTTGATCCGTAAGACATCATCGCACCCCACAAGTAGAACTTGTCGGTGCTGTTTCCGACCACGGTGCGCGAACCGCTTCTTGCCGGGGACAGCCGCAAGGTCGTCGTCGAGGTTGCCAAGGCCACTGCGGTCACGGAACACCGATACCAACCATTTCCGACAGCCAAGATGGTCCCCGCAGCGCCAGTCGAGGACGCGACCGATCCGGCTCCCGAAAGATTGAAAATAATATCGACCGGCCAAGTGCCCGGACTACCAGCCCAGGCGGAGAACTGCGGGAAGTCGCCGCCGTTGACGTAAAACGAAAAGCAATAAGGCACCCCGGCCGTGAACCCCACGTTCTGCACGCATTGATAGACCGTAGTGGTAGCGCCGACCGTGCACTTATCGGCGGTCTGCGTTCCGTTAGGTGCCATGGCTTCCGCAGTGTCCGCAGCAACCGTGAAGTTTCTGGTTCCGGCCGGACTCCAGTCCGCTGCGTCAAATGCCTGCGACTGTGGGATTATGTTAGCAGGAATGAAATCCGTCGCTTCAGTGCCGTTCTCAAGCTGTGCCCCGTATAAGCAGAACCTAGCAGAAGTTGCTCTGGTGATTTCGTTGTTTCCGATAACGGCACGGTAGTCAATATAGCACACCGACCCTCCGGTAAACGTGGCTGTTATAGCTAGCCTATACCAGCCATCACCAACAGACTCGAATGTCGGCGGTTTCACTAGAGTTCCATTAGCAGTGTTGTATGAACCCAACACGCCGCTCCCGGTGAAATCCACATAAGCATTCACAGAGAGTCCTGTGGACGTCTTGAAAGTTACTCGCAACCAGTTCGATGTCCCTTTCTTCAAATATACAGATGCGGTATGCGCGGCACCTATGGTATGAGCACCACCGCCAGACACAATGTCGCCAGTGTTGCTGAAAAGCACCTCCTGACCAGCGTTTCCTCCGAACGGATCAGCCACGGCAGCATATAAGGAAGATCCGGCAAATGACCACGGTGAGGCTACCATATTGCCCCCGGCGACTATCAAGTTGTCACGACGGAAGTTCTCCCGATACACTCCGAGATAGTCACGGCTTCGCGTCGCGGTTGCCGTGGTAGTCGGGATGTAAGATGTCGGGAATGCGCCAACCTCAAGCTGCGCCCCCCAAAGAGCGTAAGCGCCAATATCAACTAGAGTGATGGTTTCATACACGAAACTGCTGTTGGTAAAAGTAATCCATACTCTATACCATCCGTTTGCGTGCTTTTCAATTCCTCCAGCATACCCGGCATCGTTAGCTGTCACGCTTCCCGCGCCAGCCAATGAAAACGTGCTGCCGTTTGCCCCGGAGAGGGCGTATCCGAGCTTGAAAGTGATGCCCGCGCCTAACGGTTTTACAAACACGCTGTAAGTCTGCGTGCTGGCGCTAGTAGTGCGCTGTCGATAATGGTAGTTGCTAACAACGGATGTAGTCCATACATCCGCCGCCAACGTCCCGTCCGGTGCGACTTCCGAGTTCTCCAATACAGTTAGTCCGGGTCCGATAGACCAGTTGGTTCCACCGTTGGCTAGAAACAAAGTGGAGTTTGTGATCAGGTTCGTCCTCGTCTCCTCATACAGTAATCCTTTGCATGCTCCGGTGATTGGGTCGTGATCGTAGCGTGGACCAAACACGCCGCCCCCAACAGCGGAGGGCATGTATGGATGCAATGTCGTTCCGCGAGACACCTGAATACCCCAAAGGTAAACCCCGCTAGTGCCGTCCCCGTTGTATGAGTTGCTCACCCCGTTGTGGAGTCCGACATCCATCAGATAGTCAGGCGCGGCTAGGTAAGACAGCCAGCACCTCCACCAACCATTACCAGCATCTACGATACCACTGGCCAGCACGGATGCTCCTTGAGAAAGCACAACGCCGTTTACCAAGTCAAAGGTGGCGATATTCGCTGGATTGATAGCACCCACTGTCCCTACCAGCGCCATAGAGCGTCCAGCGGCCTTCAGGTAGCACGACATGTTGCACGCCCGTCCAGTCAAGGCAGCAGCCCCCATGCTAACCCTCGCATAGTGCGTGTTTGCGGCAGTGGAATCCTCTATGATCTTGTCAGCCGTTAGCTCCCCATTAGGTGCCGTCGTGGCGTTGTAGGCAGCAGTCGTGCGGGTCTTCGTCCATGGAGTGATGTCCTCGGAGTTGTTGGTTAAGTTCTCTGCCGCATACTTAATTGATCCGTCCGAATCCACGAAAGTCCCGAGGCTTGCGCGGGAGAACTGCATGGCTGGCCCACGAAGGCTCGGAATCAAAAAGCCGTTTGGCACATACGGATCTTTCGTGAAGGCGGGCTTCTCCTTCAAGTTACAATCCAGCGCAAGCTTTTCATTGCCTGCCGTCAGTCTATGTTTGAACGGATAGAACATATCAGTAAGTGAATCCTTGTGCGCAAGTTCCAAACCATTTGCCGCCCTTAGCAACAAATGAAATGATGTCCATCTTGCCAATTGCAGTAGTGATTGTTGGCGCACCAGCATCGCCCCAATCAACTCCGGTGAAAGTTGCGCTACCATTTCCAGTGACGGCCGGCTGCTTCACGAACAGCGTAAAGCTTGTTCCTTCGGTAGCAGGAGGCATTGTGACCACACAAGCAGTTGAGGCCGTTAGCGTAACATCCAACGAGGTTCCGCTAGTGATGCTTAATGTGCAAGCGGTTCCAACCCCAGTAGTCGTTGCGGTAGTTGAAGTCTCTGCGAAGGCTGCTATAGTAGTGTTGCCGCCTACATTCAGCGCGCCACCGATACCAACTCCGCCCACCACAACCAAGGCTCCAGTTGATGTGTTGGTAGATGCCGTGTTAGGCGCAACATACGCCCGAGTATTAGTTAGATTAAGAACGTCCGTCGCTCCGTTAATTTGGAACCGCATCTCTCCGTTGTAGGCATTGCGGAAGTATACGGTGTAGTTGGTCTGGCCAGAAGATGCGTCGATCACGCCAAACGATCCGATGCTGCGGAATGCAGTGCCGGATATTGTGTTCCCGATATTGATACCCATGGAGACGTTATGTGCCGTCTCAGTAGACTGGATGGCAGCGAACGTGTTCCTTCCTGATCTTGAGTTTAGGATGCCATTGAAAGTATGAGCTGTGGTAGCATTGAGTCCATACGTCATCGAGGACCATGTGCCGGAATAACCGATAGCTAGATCATTTGCACCGATTACATTGGAAAAGGCCGTTCCGTTTCCAATAGTAAGGTAAGGCAATTTTAACGAGCCATCGTTTCTAGTGAACGCGAGGACACTGCCTGCACTGTTATGATACTCCTGAAGGTTACCTGTCTGGCCAGCAGCTCCTTTCACAGTAAGGCCTATTACACCCGCACCGCTTGATTGGATAGTCTGCCCGCCCGTGAGCTTGATGAACAGCCCTCCAAGTTTGGAGAACATATTCGCCCATGAGAATAGTTTTGTTTCAGCGCCTGACTTAACAGCAAAGGAGTCGGCATCTGCGACATCGGAGACAGTCGTGGTGAATGTGCCGCTAACAGCAGCATTAGTAACATTTGCGTCATTCCCATCAACGCCATCGGCTCCAGGTTCGCCAACTAATGTGAAGGACCAGTCAGAGGTTGCTGATGGGTCCGCTGTATAGAACAGAACATCTACTATCATCCACTGCCCATCGTAGGAAACAACTCGTCCCTCGACATAGTAGGATTGTCCTAAGGCCGTAAATCGGATTCGGTTTCCTGGAACGAACGCTAAGTTAGCTCCTACAAAAATCTCCTGCTCACCAATCAGGCTGCTTATTTCAGCGATGGTGGTTCCGCTATAAACTGGAGCTGATACTCCATCAATACCATCATCGCCTTTTTCACCTTTGATGTCAGCTAGCGCAATGATGTTGATCCACGTGTCTGTATTAGTTGGCTTCCATTGGATATGAGTTCCATTGTTGCGGAGATCTACACTCTCGCCAACATCACCCTTTAAGCTAGCAATAGAAACTAAATCTGTCCACACCACATCTCCCTCATATCGCCACTGAATATGAGTGACACCTGCTTGGATTTCCACCGGCCGGCCATCGGCTCCAGCAGGACCAACATTCAGTATGGTATTCTGCAAATGCCGTGGAGCATCCACATCCATTGCTAAAGCATGAGTGTGCGGCCCAACTCTAACCTTTATTGTAGTCAATTCACTCATGGTGTGCTAGGCGAAGGCTGTATAGTTAACAAGATGGTTGGAGTAACGTTGACAACGCTGTCAGACTCATCTAGTATCTTCACATCGAAATAGTAGTTTCCTGGTTCTAAATTTGCAGTGTCTTGGTCTATGAGTATGTGCCCATTTTCAATTGTTGGGGCAAATACTAATGCTTCTGGTCCAGTTGGATAAAGCTTAACCAGACGTGACACAGCTGACCAATCAGACGGGATTAGATACGGCAATCCAGCTTCATCTAATCCGCTCAGCAATATGTGGAGAGGCTGCCCTCTTTTGATCGTGATGACGTTAGCATCAGTTTCGGCTGGTAGCAAAATTGGAGCATCTTCGATAGTTACCGCGCTGTTAAAATGAGCTTGGCCCTCCATCTCTTTGTGAATGACGCCGCTTATCTTATTAGTCGCAAAAATATCGTACACGCCACGGTTTCTCTTCAGCAGAGAAGTGTTGTTTGACGATATTGTTATCTTTACTTTCTTAGGCTCATTCGCTACTGCGCCGAATGAAAAAGGGACAGACGCAACAGATGAATACGAAGATTTTATTGAACCACTGAAATCATACTCAGCATAATTAACAGAGATCTCGATTGTCTGTTCAAAATCTGATCCTTTATCAATGAATATATCTCGGTATGTTGGATGTGTTGCCATTACTTAATTGTGTTGTTAGCGTGTAGCTGGTCGAGTTGAATAGCACGAATTTTGCCTGCGTCAGCCATCTCGTTTGTGAGACGAATGATGTTGTGATCCATTGAGATGATCGCGTTTGTTGAAGACATTTGCGCTTTTGTCGCAGCAACTGTTAGGATTTTCAGATCGTCTGCAGTCTTTTCGTTAAGATCAATTAGGGCTTTGAAGTGCTCTTGCTGAGTAGCAATTGTTTCTCTGTGCCGACGTTCGCGCGCAGCATCATCTCTTACGGACTTTGTCCATACGACGATAAGACCAATGATTAGAACGAATACGAGACCATGTGGTCCCGTGATCCTATTCCAATCATCGGACGAAATCAGCGTTGCGATCCCTTGCCATACCGCAAGTAAACCTAACATGGATATGTCGACCACGGCCGCGATTGACGGGAAAATAAAGGAGGAAATTCGGTGAGGCATTTTATGTATTTATACAACCCGACACTAAAAAGCGGGCATGCCCGAATGAACATGCCCGCTTTTCGAGAACTAATCAAATTAGCTGAGTGGAAGAACTTCCCATGTGTTAGACGCAATACGAACGACCTTAACCGACGCCGTTTGAAGAACAGCTGCGGTGCCTACGATCGTAACGTCGCCGTCAACCGGAGTAATCGTTAGAGTACCCGCACCAACATTCTTGACGGTGAAGTAAGTACCAGGAACCCATGTCACGACGGATTGTTTTGGAATCGTGATCGTGTTCGCCGTAGCAAATGTACGACGAATGTACGATGCATGATTACCAAGAGCGAGGACAGTATCTTCATTCGTATCTTCAAGAACACGAATGTAACTTGCGGCTGCACCGATCAATGCGAGCTGAGCAGGAGCGTCAGCTGCGGTGAACATAGCGACACCTGCAGCGGTCTTATCGCTTAGGTTAGTTGATGCAAGAGTGATTGGAACTTCGCCAAGAGGAGTTGCTCCTTCGGAAGTAACGAGGTTAGGAACGCCTTCAATCATGTCAAGATAGACGCGGCCTGCGGCTGTTCCTGTGTTAGGAGATGTGGTTGGGAATGATAGACGGGATACTTTCATGTTTTCTGGGGTGTAATTACTATTCTATTTATTCAAATCACTTAGTTAATGACCTCAGTCGTGTTGACTGTAGCACAAAACACAATAGAAACCCCGACTTGACCTGTCGCCAGAAGTCTAAGAGCACCGTTGGTCGTATCGGCATTGATCGTGAAAGTCCATGTGGAAGCGCCAGCATCCTGAAGAGGAGCGTCAATAGTTACCGCGCCAACAAGAGCAGTTGATGCAGCGTCAGCACCACGTTTGATCGTTCCTCTGAATCTCCATGATGACACGTTAGCGCCAGCTTTAGCCGCACATGATCCGTCAAACACAAACACCGAATTGTTAGGCATAGTGATTCGAGTTGTTGCGCTCGGTGTGGAACCGCCGCCAGTAAGTTCATATGAAGATGTGTCCGTGACATATCGGCTAACTACATATCGTCCGTGCTGGGCATCTCCGGATGTGTTATAGCGCCCAGTAGCGTGTGCCATCATTCCATAAATGCTGCGAGTGTTGGAATAATATCCCATAGTAGCTGAATAGTCTCCAGACGCGACATTACTGCGCCCGCCAAGAACACTTGAGTATTGGCCGGATGCAGTATTACTAGCGCCGCCGGTGACAGAACTATATGTTCCAGATGCAGTATTCGCTTGGCCGCCTAGAACAGCTGCTTGAGATCCGTTAGCCGTATTCTGAATACCACCTGCGATTGTGCTATACGTTCCACCGGACGATATAGTGTTGAGATAACCGCCGGAGACCGTCGAGTTCTCGCCAGCCGCGCCATTGTCATAACCGCCGCCAACAAATGCATAATATGCAGAAGCTTCATTTGATCTTCCGCCAACAACAGTAACATAGTCACCGTTGTTGATTGTATTGCTGCTGCCGCCACCAATAAACTGATAGTAGCCACCGCTTAGACTGTTCGTTGTGCCACCGCAGATAACACCGATGTTACTGTTGTTAGTATTGCCACTGCCGCCGCCAATAACCCCGCTGCCAGCATTTGTATTGAGGAGGTTGCTTGAGCCGCCGCCTACAAAACCGTTAGCTGCAACGCACGTGTTATTTGACCCGCCTACGATGACAGTTCGAGATCCTGAAGCGACCTGTGATGCGGCTGTTCTAACTGTCTGAAGATCAATTGCGCCAACTCCTCTTTTGTTACCTCCAGTCACGAGGTTGTCAGGTATAGCAGCGATGATGCTGCCGGTGCCTTTAGGCCGAAACACCGCGTCAACATTAGTCGTTGTAGCTGCAGCTGTTAAACTTGATACGTTCACAGTATCGTTCGGTGCTGCTGACGTTAGTCCTTCAACAAAGTTAATGGCGGTGGGAACATCCACGAGATCGGAATAGGAGACAGCGCCGTCGAGGCGCGATGTCAGAGCCAAGGTCCCGCTTGCATCAGGTAAAGTAATGATGCGATCCGCCGTGTAGCTTAATGGCGCGTAGAGCTGAGCCTTGAACCCCGCGTCGCTCCACATATTCAATACGCCACTTTGCCCACTACCAGACGTATTGACGGAAATCGAACTGACTCCGAGCCCATCGCCTTCCTGTGCCAAGAGCACCAACAATTGGGCTTGGGTCAGCTTTCCTGAAAGGGCTAACGCCAAGTCCTCTTGATTGTCGAGCGTGCCGGTAATCGTACCCCAGGCCCCACCAGAGCTTATGCTTTGAATGACACCATCGGCGTCCTTGTAATACAAAATCCCGTCTCTGTAATTCAACGCGAGTTCACCAAACGATAAGAACGATTGGTCAGGAACTGCGCCTTCAACAGCAGTCTTCTTGATGATAAGTTTTGCAGTGATTTCGGCCATAAGTATTAGAATATAAGCGTGAACATGAAACCGCCAAAAGCAGCAGCGGGTATGCTATTAGCGTCTTTGAAAGCAACATTATTTTCGATGAGATTAGTAAGCTTTGTGTCTATGCTCTGCACAACGAAATATCCCGCCTGTCTATCCGTCACAGTAAATAAATGGTCGCCGTTATTGCCCAATCCAGTGACCATTACACTATAACCAGTGATTGGCATGGCCCAATTAAAGTGAATAACTGCGATGCCAACACCCCAAGGCCCCATTGGTGCTATGGTTGTGTTAATTTCTGCGGAGCAGTTACCGAACCCTCCGCCGCCGAACACAGTTCCAAATGCCCGAACACCATATATTCTATATGCATCATATGCAGTGCCGCCAAACAACTTGCTTGATGTTATAGCACCTCCGCCGACTTTAGTAGCAGTGATTGCGCCGTCACCGATCTTTCCATTCGTGACCGCGAGATTTGCAATCTTTGTTCCGGTCACAGCTAAATCAGCAATCTTTCCAGTCGTGACATTAAGATCTGCGATCTTAGTAGATATGACTGATCCGTCGATCAGCTTCCCGGATGAAATCGTGGTGTTTGCAATCTTTGTTCCGGTCACAGCTAAATCTGCGATCTTTCCAGTCATGACAGCTAGATCTGCGATCTTTCCAGTCGTGACAGCCAGATCAGCGATCTTTCCAGTCGTGACATTAAGATCAGCGATCTTATCAGTAATTACTCCGCCTAAACTTATACGTGTAGACGTTACGGCGCCGACCGCAATCTTTCCTTCAGTTACGGCTGCAGCAGCTAGCTTTAAAGTTGTGACAGCATCATTGAGAATATGGGTTGTGTTAACGCCGTTTACTTTAAGAGAAATCGTATTCGTCGATGTATTGACCGAAATGGATTCTGACGCAGAGTTTGCACCAAAGCCAGCGATCACGTTGATGACGCCGTTGTCTTTCTTCCGCCATAGGTTGAACGTGTCAGTCGTCACAACACCGCTCGACGAAAATGCATCGAACGAAGTGAACTCATCAGGATCAGTAATCATTGACAGTATTTATCCCTTAGTTTTTATGAACTCGACAAACATCTTTTGCAACTCCGCATATTGTTTGCTAAGCTTATCAAGGTCGTCTTTCAACGAGGTGACCGTTGCGTCCTTGTCAAGCATTGCTTTCTTGCGAGCACGTGCTGCAGCATAGCTTGACCGGTCTATGTTGATGATAGCCTTTGAGAACGTATCACGCACCAGGTCGGGTTTATCCTTGACTTTGATTTTCTTTTTTGAGGCCATGTTATGAAGTTGCTATGATTCGAAGATTCTTGACAGTTGTCACGCGAGGTGTAGCCGCTGCGGTAAACACGATTTTAACCGAGAATGAAATGAAGTCATTCAGCGATGAATCGTAAATATATTGTACCTCAGAATACTCGTCACGATCAGTCGTGACCGGAATTCTAACCTGTGGCGCAACAGGAATCCAATCGGAGTATGTATTTGCATCATACTTCAACTTGACATATAACGCGATCGTTGAGTTCTCCTCAGGACGCGATACATCAAGATAGATGTTGAGTTGATCAGCAGGATCGTTCAGATCAACTTCGCGCGTGATGTATCTCGATAGAGCAGACCCTGCATCCAGTGTATCTTCGTTAGTGGTCAACGTATTGACCTCGTTCTCGATTGTAAGCAACGCCATCGAATCAAGATCAATGACAGGCGAAATGTATTGGCTTGTCGTCGTTAGAGACGAGGCAATCGTTGCACGATTCGACTTCGTGATCGTGAACTCCGACGCGGCTTCATATGTTTCTTCGGAGTCAACATCAGTGTATGTTGTCGCTCCAAATGTTAGGGTGTTTGTCAACGCACTTTCTTTTTGAACTGATGAACTTTGAATTAAATTGAATGCAGATGTTGGCGCGGAATACATATGTGCAACTGCTGTTGCGAGGGTGCCTGGTCCAACAGGAACAATCGTGACAAGCGGAGCAGCTGCATAACCGGATCCAGGATCGGTCACAGTAACACCTGCCAACGTGCCTGACACGATGTCAATTACAGCGTCGGCATATGCCTGTGTTCCATCGAGTTCAGTAGGAGCCGCGATAGAAACCGTTGCTGCTACATAGCCTGATCCAGGTGCAGTGACCTCGATTGATTGAATGCCTTCGCGCAAGATCGACTTGAACTCAGCCGTGCCGGTAACTCCAGGAGTGAATACCGCGCGGTTAAGAACGAACTTAAGATCACGTGTTTGATCAGCGGTCCATGTTGATGCATTCTGCGACATGAACAACGTGCCGCCATACGGATTCGTTTGAATGACCTTACCGTCTTCGCCGGTGCCGCCTAAGCGGGAGACCTTGACACGATACAATGGATCATTCGAGACCAGGACGATTGCATATTCGGTGCCACCTTTGAGGTACACAGGATCGGAGAACTCAAACTTTGTTAGACTACCGTCAATGTTTACATCGGCTTCAAGAAGTGTTACTTCCGAGAAAGGAACAACTTGTTGTGTTGGATAACCGTTATCAACCGTGACGATACGAGCCGTAACCGGGATCTTTGACTTGGTCTTGGATGTGAACCAAAGATCAAGCGATGTTACAAAGACTCCTTCAGCAATGTCATCGATTAAGAATGTTTGTGCAAGCGGATCGAACCAACGAATCTTGGTATCAATAGCGACGCGTGTTTTTCTTACGCGCTCCTTCTTGATCACAGGAACACGTGTAGAAAGAATTGTTGACTCGACGGACTGGGCAGTGCCAGACGCGTTGTAAACACCATCAGCATAAGTAGTTTCTTCCTCCAAATTATTCGTAGGAGAGTCAGACAATCTAAAGACACGTTCACCAGTACGGAACTTTAGTGAAGAGTTGTTAGGAATGATGAAGTTACCAATAAGAGTGCCATCTGCGGTTGACACTAGAGGTGCAGCCGTAATGAAGCCAGTAGAACCTATCGTCTTTCCAAAATATTCTCGAACATTTGTAAGAGTTGAAGGTGTTACAACGCTTGCTGTTGGCGCAGTGTATCCGCTTATGTCAATACCGTCAAAGAATGGATAAACCTTCGTTAGAGGTTTAAGACCTTGTGCATTGAAGTAAACTCGGCGCGAACGAATGAATGGAACAAAACTAACGTCAACGATGCGTTCACCAAGATTTTCTGTCACGGTGTTACTTGTCAACTTGGTTTTCCAACCAACCCTGTTTTGAACCTTTGCGACAACCGTAGTTTCGGTACGGCGGAGATGCCCATCAGGCGCTACCACGGTATGCGGCGGAGATTTTACAGTCGCGACAACGCCTGCCCAGTTAGTCTTCCAGCTCTTCCATTCGGTGCCTAGAATATTGGATTCCTTTGCAACATACTTGAGTGCATCATATGCGCCTTCTTGGTTTACGATAACCGCAGGACGAGTATTCACGTCAACCCAAGTATCATTCGTTGGATACAGCTTAACTGAACCAATGAATGTAGCAACCTCGTATGGGTTGACTGATTCGGATTCCGATGACTTGGTCTGCGAGATCAATGGAGTTTCCGTGAACGCCATCGTAATCGTGTTTTCATTCATCGACACGTTAGTCGATGAATTTAGAACAAGGTCGACTGCGTCAGTCTTGAAGTGTGGACGAAGTGTTTGATCCGCGACGTCGATTGAACATACGTATGCAGGATTGAATACGTTACCAACCGAATGCCCATTGAACGAGTCAATCAACATACCGTTCTTAAACCGTTGCCCTTGAACAGAATCGAAGATTGACTTGTTGTTAGCCGATGTTTCAAGCAGTGATAGAGACGTGTAATACTCAAGAGATGAGACGCGGCGGTCAATAGAACCGATGTCACGCATCGTGTACCGACGATTGTCAACATACTTGACACGGATGTCGCTTGCATCGAACGTGTACGCTGGAAACTCGAGTTCATACAATGACATCGATGCAGGAGGCGTCACAGGTGCTGTTGCTGCAAGACGAGGAACACCGTTGATAATCTTGAACTCTCCGTTCGAGTTCACGATGAGTTTATCAACACGAGGGAGGAAGAATGTTGGTGTGCACGTAAGAACACTGTTAGGATCCGGTTGGATCGCTGTAACAATGCCTGGCGTAGCAAGAATTGTTGGACGGAAGTCAATACAGTCAGTAAGAACATTCTGATTGAACGTAGGAACGTCCTTGTATCGAATTTCAGTTGCTCCTAACACATCATCTTCATCCCAGTTGATTGGATATGAGTTAGCCGTGAATGGCATACCGCTGTGAACAAAGTAACGATACACAACCTCAATCGTTGGAGGCGTGCCTGCTCCCGTGTATTTCAATTGGGAGTTCGTATACTTAGAAGCGGTTTGACCATCGAATGAAATAATGATGTCAGACTTGACGTCAGTCGCTGTTCCATCGACGACGACTGACACGATGTCGAAGATGTCAGTTGTTGGAAGCGCGTAAGTATCGCCTGAAGGAATAAGTGTTGATTGCGTTACTTGAGTCAGCGTCTTTGATGCAGGTACATTTGATGCAACTGTCACAGGGAAGATAACCGTAACATCATCGCCGTTTACCCACGGTGTCCCGCTTGATTTAATCGTGATTGACGATGAGGACGACGTGACGACTGTGAAGTCAGTCGTTGCAAGCCATGTTCCTTCGTGTTCAACCAATATGTTACCAACCGATGCATCTCCAAAGGTTTCATTAGCGCCTGTGCTAAACACGAACTGATTCGATGGGTTTACCGTTCCTGGGAAAATCTTCTTAAGGACATAAGTCATGTCCGTAGGATTGACCGCTGCAAGCGACTTAACATTGTTGTAAGGAAGCTTGAATACAGCGGTGTCGCCTGAGGTATCTTGCACCGTTGAACCAGGAGCGACCGTGAGGTCAACATCATTGGAACCAGAGTCAAGATAGATACGTGCAATGTCAGAAATGTTATTTGCACCAGTCAGCGCGATGTCATATAGGAATACACGGTAGAGCGCTCCCACAGTTTCAATCGCTTTGATACGGCAAGAACCAATTTGAGCAGGAGCGACAGGCGGCGAAATAGTGCCTGCATCCCAAAGCTCGTATGTTACATGCGCGGAGTTTGGTTGAGGAAGGTTAGAGCCTGCGACCAATGAAACGTCAACGTAGTTGCCGATGCTCAATGATACGCTAACATCTGAAGCCGACGTGTCTCGCGCGCGAGGTGCCGTGAGGTCAAGCTTTGATCCAAGCTCGATTCGGTAACCATCGACATAAGCAACGGATGGTTCAAGGCCAACATACACGTCGTCCGCTGCGTCAACGTCGTCATGGCCTGGACGAAGCGAGCCTGCTAGATTAGAAACATCAATCTTGAATGGATTGGTGATGTAATTTCCAGATTCTTCATATGTTCGTTGCGCGAGCTGGCGATCAATGTCGGTGTATCGCGTTCTTGTCGCGAGAACCACTGCGCCATCGTTTATCTTCAGAAGATTGATACGTTCAACAGTATCAGCAACAGCAGCATCATCAAGATATGCAAGTGTTAGGGTGATCTGGTAACGGTCAGCACCTGGAGCAAGATGATTTGGTTGGCCAGTCGCATTATCAAGTAGTGTCGTATCATTTACATAGTTGACATACGACTCAACAACATTAAGCACTAATGAACCTGAAAGATCACCGACGAGAGGCTTATCAATGAAGATTGACTGCTTAGGAGTTACCACGAATGAACCATTCGTGAAGAATACTCCATCGGCTAGAAAAGCGCCTGCCACAACGGTATGTTCCATCGACAAAGCAGACCCCGAAATCACACCTAGATCAGATCGAGACTCTAACCCAATCTCTGTAAGAATATCAAATACACCCGCGGCATTATCAGCTTCACCGCCTGTTGCATACCTAACATAGAATGTGGTTGTTACTTCGTTGGTGTCATAACCTAACACATCCGCAATAATTGCAGCATCGCCTTGCCCTTGAACCAATGTATCAATTTCAGATAGAGTGATCTGCGAAATTGGCGGTGTAACTAAAGAAGTTGAGAACGTGATTGCGACGATGTTATTATCGAACGTGCAAGCACCTCCAAGAACAGCCGTTCCTGATTTCCAAATGCTTTGGCCAAACTTGTCGATCTGTGATTGTAGGATCGACTGCAACTGGTTGACTTCGCGAATCTGAACAGAACGCCCGCCATTGAACAAGATGCGTAGATAGTTCTTATCCTCAACACCGTTGTCGATGAAGTCGTCCTTATAGATTGTGTTATTTGCAGTAATCATTAGAATTGTAAGATGATCGTGATATCTTCAGATTGTCCAGCGATGCGTGAAATCTTCTTGCGGTTTTCCGTGAATACAACCTCACCTGTTTGTTTCACATATTCTCCTGTAGAGACTGCCGACGGATCATATGGATCAAGACCAATAGCGATAGGCGTATCATCAAATGCGATGAAACCGGTCTCCGCTGTTTGATGATAGTATAGATACTTATTCACTTCATCGTAGTAATCAACGATGCCGATTGCACCGGTTGCTACCTGCGTGATTGTATCTCCAGTCGACGCGCTTGTTGGTTCAGGCGCGGAACTAAACGTCATTTTCTCGAGGCAGTTAAGCGACAATTCAGGATTGAGTACACCTCCTGTGTAGTCTGGATTACGAACAATGGATACTTGACGATACGGAATGAAAGCGCCGTCGTTGATACCTTCAACAGCCTCGACCGTAATGCCTGCATACCATGAAGGTAGATCCGATGCTGGAACAGCACCAAACCCTAGAGCAGGCCCGATATTTGCATACACGCGCGCAGTCCCAGATGCAACTTTAACGTAACCACGCTTCTTAATCCATGTTAGTGGTGTCGTCAATGCAGTATATGTTACTGATGTGATTGCGCCATCAGCAACGGTCGCGAGTAATGTTGTAGACGCGCCGTCTTCATCGATGTATTCAACTGTAGGAGCAACAGCATATCCTGACCCACCGTCAATGACAGTAAAACCATACACGAGATTACCTGACGCATTGGTGATGGTGCTTAGTGTTTCAACACCGTTAAACGTAGGATCTTCTGTCACGGTAACGAATTGGCTGCCATTGATAGCGTCTGCAGGCAAAACCGAATACACGTAAATCCAAACAGATCCATCAGCATTTTCTTGAGGAATACGCGAGGGCGGATTCGAACCGTTAGGCAATGAATATGAAGGAAGAATGCCATCAGCTTCGCGTAAGCAAAGATAGACATTGTCATTCACGATAACATAACAAGGATACATCTGAACACCTAGGACAGACGTTTGGTAAAAACAGTTAGGGTCAAATGGATTGTATGCCTTGTGCTTATGATTTGTCTTTGCGGCAATGTTAGGAATGACCTGGGTATATAAGTCA